TGCTGCGTTCGTTTCAAAAGGCGATCAAGGAAGGGAAGGCGCCAGCGGAGCGGGCATTGCTTGTGCAAGAGGTCAGCGCACAGGCTGCTACTGGGGAAGAGGGGCCGTTTTCAATGCAGCGCGCCGTTCGGGTGGCTCGTACGATGAGCACCGCCGCGGCTAATGGCGGTAAGTTGGAGGGGTGGAAGCAATCGGAGGTTGTCACGGGAAAGAGATGGAGATCGTCTGGGGGAAGTCGTACACGTAAGAGCCATCGCAAGGTAAATGGCGATGTACAGCCATTGGACAAGAAGTTTAAGGTTGGGGATAGCTGGTTGATGTATCCCGGAGATCCATCCGGGGAAGCAAAAGAAATAGTCAATTGTCGCTGCACCATGCAATCTGTAATGGATTGATGTATGATATGCTGCGTGATAAGATATAAATAGAAAAAGGAGCTGGTTGCCTCCAGCTCCCCGTACAACACTTGGGTGGGAAACCCCCAAAGAAAAGATCAGAGAATAACCCGTTCCCTTGGCGCTAACCTGGGCGGGTTATTTTCGTTTATTCAGGTATGTGAGCAACGCGAGGATAAACATCCCGAGCATCATCACTTCCGAAAACGAAAATGTCATAAGCATCACCTCGATTCTGGAGGCGATACTTTCCCACCCAAGTTCAGTTGTACAAGGAGAATTATACCATAAGAGTCTGCGAGGTCACAGGCTGTTTCTTCCCCGAATCGTCGAATAATGATATCATATTCAATATCATTATTGTTGACATGTGATATCATATATGATATTATAATAAGTGAGGGGAGGCGATAAGGTGGCGTCAGTAGAAAAGATTATAGAGAAGATGAGGCGCCAGCCCCGCGGGATCAGCTACGACGAAGCGGTGAAAGTCCTTAACCATTACGGTTACGAGCTTAAACGCAAGTCAGCAACATCCCATAGGGTGTACGGTAATAAAGACGGTGACGTGTTTGTTCTTAAAGACAAAAGCCCGTTAAAGATATCGTACATAACAGAAATTCTGGATAGACTGGTTGGGGATTAGTTCCCCTTCCTGTCTCTCTCCATCATATAGCAAGAGTAATATATATTGAAAAGGAGTGATCACATGGAAAAGGACATCGATTATTACATGAGTCTTCCTTATACGCAGCGTGTAAACCGCGTAGAGGATGAGGACGGTGCGTATTTCTTCGCGAAGATCGAAGAGCTTCCAGGGTGTCACACTGACGGTACTACAGCAGAGGAAGCTATTGTGGAGCTGCAGCAGGTTATGCGTGACTATTTAGAGGTAAAGTTGGAGATGGGCGCTTATATACCCGAACCAACTGGGCTTCCTTCTGGAAAGTTCCCGTTGCGGCTTCCTAAGTCGTTACATGCCGAGCTTCAACAGATGGCCGCGCGTGAAGACGTTTCTCTCAATCAGTTAATGGTGTATATTCTTTCAAAAGCGGCAGGATCAAACGAAGAAGCTGCAGCACTAAACTAATTAATTAGGCTCTCGCCAAACGGCGCAGAGTCTTTTTTATTGACCATGTTAAGGAGGTGAACTTGAAAAATGGCGTATAAATTGACTGATGCAAAAATCACGCATCTGTCGCTCGTTGATAAAGGCGCGAATGGTCGCCCATTCGCCATTATCAAGGAGGAAGGGAAGGAGCCGCTGCATAAGGACATTCGAATTACAAAGGCAGATAAGGCTCGACAGATTGTTTACGGTGTGGTGTATGAACCAGATGTAGAAGATGCTCACGAGGATACGATGACCGCCGACGAAATAGAGAAAGCAGCCCACGGATTCATGGAGCGTCAAAACACATACAACATTGATAAGCAGCACGACCTTGATGCTGACAAGGGCTATGTGGTCGAATCCTATATCGCTCCCGTAGACATGCAGCTAGGAGACCAAGAAATTAAGAAGGGCTCTTGGGTAGCTGGCGTGAAGGTGTTGGATGATGACACTTGGGAGCAGATCGAAAAAGGAGAGATTACCGGTTTTTCTATGTTTGGCGCTGGGAAGCGCTGGGAAGTCGAAGAAGAGGAGGTATCAAAGGGACTCTTGAAAAGAATAGCCAAAGCGCTCGGCTTGATTGAAAAAGGAGCTGTAGCCAACAAATATAACGCGAACCGAAAGAACCGAGAATTCTGGGCTGCACAAGATGCCTTGAACTCGGTTCTTTTTCGTTGGGATGCATGGGAAAGCGGCATGGAGACCGATGCCGAAGTAATCCGGGAAGCCCTGCAGGATTTTGTCACAATCGCACAGGACGTGCTGATTCAGGATGACATTATCAAGGCCATTGGCCAGCCGCCGGAGCAGATCGTGAAGGCAGGAAAGAAGATTTCAGAGGGCAATATGAAACATCTCGATGATGCCATCAGTGCATTAACCGAGCTCAAAAATAAAACGGCTCCTGTTGAGGAGTACGAGGAGGAAGACGAAGTGAAAGCAGAAGAGATTGCAAAAGCTGTACAGGCTGCCATCCAGCCGATCGTTAAGCAGGTTGAAGGTTTGGCCGCCGATGTGACTGAACTGAAGAAGCAGGAAGGCGAAGGAGCCGATCCTGCAACCAGCACAGAGAGTGGAAATGAAACACAGTCTGATGCTTTGGCAGACGTTATTGCAAAGGCATTAGCCCCACTACAAGAGCAAATGACCACACTGGCCGCTGATGTACAGCTTGTAAAAAACAGCCGCGGTGGATCAGCACAGGGCGGCGCGTCTGATGAAGATATCCAAAAATCGGCTGGCGGCGTTAGCTTCGGCGGATTGCTCTAATCACCTAAATTTGAAGGGAGACTATGAATATGAGAACCAATGGGCAAATTATTCGAAAATCAACCATCGTTACATCGATGGATCAGCCAGCGCTCAATTATGAGCAAGTAGATAAATTTTTAGAGATGGCGTATGAATCCACAGCATTCCTCAAAGGTATTCGTGTAGTCACTCGAACGAGTTCAAAGGGAACGATCGATAAGATTGGCGTGACAGGACGTAACTTGCGCAGCAAAGTCGAAAATGTTTTGGCTAAAGATATAGCTACTTTATCTTTACCTCAGGTTCCATATGCAGTTGTACCCGTGACTTTGCCATTTGAGATTACAGAAGAATTCATCCGGCAGACACAACGAGTTCGGGGTCAAAATGCTGAAGATATCATTTTGACAGCTATGACCAAAAACTTTGGTGATAACCTGCAGGACTTAGGATTCAACGGGGATACAGCCACACCAAATACCGATCCGGATTATGACTTCCTTCATATCAATGACGGATGGTTAAAGAAAGCGAAAACCAAGGGTAACTATGTAGACTGGGCAACACTTCCTGCTGAAAAGAAAACAGGTATCTTTTTTGAGATGGAGAGATCAATCCCGACACGGTTGCGTGCCGGTGGTGAGTTCAAGTATTTCATGCACCCGAATACATTTAGCGAACGTTTGCAGAAGCTGGCTGAGAAGGATACCAGTGCTTCTATCCAATTGCAAATCACTGGCGGTGTGAAGAGAATCAACTCCTATGATGTGGAAGAAGTGGCGCATATGCCTGAAGGTGCTGTGTTATTCACTTATCATGATAATTTTGCCTTGGTTAACACCTATGACATGCAGATTAGGAAGACAACGGAAGGCAGGGAAGCGATCCTTGCTGATAAACGATTCTATGCCATCCACTCGGATTACGACTCTATTTTTGAAGAGCCGGGAGCTGTTGCAATGGCTGAAGGGGTGAAGTTCTGATGGTTCACATCACTTATCGGGGGGAGAACTCCTCCCTGAACTTATACGGAATTCGTTTTGAGCCAGGGAAACCACAATTAGTTATTGATCCTGAGCTGATTAACCAATTTAATCACCGCGGTGATTTTACGGTGGAAGTGGTTGCATCGGAAGCCTCTACGCCCGTAGAAGCTCCATCCTCTGGTTCTGAATCTGGTTCTGAAGAAGAGGCAGAATTGACCCTAACGGCTTTGAAGGAACAAGCCAAGGCAGCAAGCATCAAAGGGTACTCGACGATGAATAAGCAGGAACTGATCGAAGCATTGGAAGCTCAATCTAAGGCGGATTTTTATGCTGACGCCCCAACTTCTTAAAACAAGGAGTCGAGTTTCAGCCATTCAAGATGCTGCTGATACGCTGCTGCAGCAGTACATTGATGATGCTGAGATACGGATAGAACTGTTTCTTCCGATCCCATTTCCAGAGCAGCCGGACAAGCATATTATGCTTGCCTGGACGAAGCTAGCCGAGTCACTTGCGTTACAGGATAGCGAGGAATACCTTGCAGCTGTAGCTCGGAACTATGCATCGGAGAGCGACGGAGCTTGGACATATACGAGGCAATCAGTACCTGGTAAGACAACTGGTAATGCTGACGTAGATGCAATCCTTTCGCAGTGGATAGCAAAGCGTCAAAATGGCAGTGTGAAAGCATATGTGCTATGAACCATCGTTTTAATACACCATTGGCCGTGTACCGTGTAGGAAGCAAGCGAGACGATGATGATCTGTTCAATGATCGTAAATCAGGAAAGGTATTGGATCTCAATTGCTTTGTCATCAAAACCGAAACATCGGAAAAGATGGACAGCAAACCTATCATGTACGTCATCAAGAAGACGGTCGGCATCCCAAAAAATGCAGATGTTCGACTTAGCGACGAGGTACTGTTGCACGGCCGCCGCTATCTCGTCATAGATTCAATCCCCCGCCGTTACTGGCGGGAGATCCTGGTGGCTTGTGAGGTGAAGGGGCATGAGCGTGCATGATTTCGATGGTCTTGCTGGGAAGTTCAAAAGGTTTGGAGAGGAAGGAATGAACCGGATCTTGCGTAACATCGCTGAATCGGTGGGTGAAACTCTTCTGAACCACATTACCGACGAAATCGACCGACAGGGCCTGATTGATAGCGGCATCATGTGGAATTCTTTCAACCGAGGAGATGAAAATGGGCTTTGGGAGTGGGATGTAGATCGTAATGTAATAGTTCTTGAACTGGGGTCTAACCTTCCCTATGCAAGATATCTTAACGAAGGTTATACCATCCACAAGCCGTATTTTGTCCCCGGAAAATGGGTGAACGGGAAATTTAAATATGACCCAGACGAAAGTGATGGTTTTATGGCAAAGCCTCGGTCATTCATTGGTCGCCACTATTTTGATATCGCGGTGAGGAAGCTGGAGGGCGGCATCAATGAATTGATTCTGGAACGGCTGGAGACTGAATTGAGGAGGGTTTTCACATGATGGATGCAGGATTGAAAGCATGGGCGGAAGTTTTACGTCGCGTTTACCCGGATCTCACCATCCTGCGGGATCGCTCGCAATGGCTGGCTGGCGATTTCGAGCGGCCTTCCGTATTTATCGAGACAGCTCTTGTTTCAGATCGGGTTCACACGCCGCAGGCTGACCGCATTATCGAGGACGTGGGGCTCGTCTTTCATTTCGACAAGGAGCGATTAGCCGAAGAAGACGAAGGAGAACCAATTCCTTTTGATCTGACTCCCTTCTTCACCTACCTTCGCCAGAAGCGCTTTTGTGTGGCGTCTGAGCGATTCGGAATCATGATGGTGATGGAGCCGCCACAGCTTCGACCGAAAGCTGATCAGGTGGAAGTCACCTGCAGATATTCGTATCTGTTGCATGTGGATCGAGTTTCGGAGATGGGAGAGAAGATTAACCACTTTTACATTGAGCATGAAGGGAAGGTGATCGATGCATGATTGAGGATATAAACAAACGCAATAAGCGGGAATGGATTGAAGGAGCGCCCATTTTCAAGGCTGAACGCTTTGAAATTGCAGGCGCTCTTTTTGATTGTCCGGATGACGCTCTGCTGACACAGGAGGAAGTGTCTAGGAAACTGGATGCTTTCTTGCGACCTACGCCAGCTGTTTCCGCTTCAGTGCAGGAGGCGGTGGTCGTTGCAACTAACGACAATAAAAAAACTAAAAGAAACAAGGAGGAAACAGTGAATGTCGATTCAACGGAATAGACCGGGCGCATATGTGGAGTTGCACGCATTGGCAAAGGCACGCGTAATCCCGAATATGGGGCGCGTATTGGTGCCGTATCAGGCCGAGTGGGGGCAACCGAATCAAGCCGTAGATATGGCCGATGATTCAGAACGACTCCTTGAGACAGGAAAGCTTGTGGATGTGGTGGAGCTGTCCGCCGAGAAGGGGGCGACCGTTATCGGTTATCGCGTGACAAACGGCGACGAAAAGACAGCGGCCGTAACTGTGGTCGACAGCTACACGATCGAAGCACGCTACCCTGGTACTCGAGGGAATGACTTCGAATATATGATCCGCCCGGGACTCGTCGACCCATCGAAAAAGGAGATCTTGATCCGCGATACCAAAGGCGTATACGATTCGGAGTCCTACTTGGTATCAGACAAGGCCGAAGCAGTTACAAAGCTGAAGAAGTCTGCTATGGTACGTTTCCATGACATTGGAACTGCGGATCTTGCTGATGTCACATATACAAAGCTGGCTGGCGGGAAGACAGGAACAGCGCCGATTACCCCGGCGGATTGGAGCCGCATTTTCAATCGCGTCGACGGTCTGACCTTTGATGTTCTTTATTTGCCAGCAACTGATCCAGCTGTACAGGCAGCAGCCAAACAGTGGCTACTCGATCGTCGCACGAAGGCACGAAAGTTGGCACAATTGGTCGTTGCCGGCGACCCGTCGAAGGATGATGACATCGAGGCGCACAACGAGCGCAGTCGCGCCATGAATGCGCGGTACATTATCAACTGTTCGTTGTCTGGTCAGCATATCAACGGCAAGACATACAGCTCTGTAGAGTGGGCTGCTTGGGTGGCAGGGCTTGTGGCCGGCACGCCAGCGAATCAGTCGTTCACTGGTACGAAAGTACCGATGACGCTGGCTAAGGTGGATTGGAGTCATTCGGAGGTCCTAAAGGGATTGTCGGAAGGAACATTGATGGCAACACGAGATGGTTACGACTACATCATCGAGTCGGCAGTCAATACTCTATCGACTCTCGGCCAAGGGGAGCGGGAGGATTTCGGGAAAATTCGAGTTTCTATGACGATCGATCAGATCTTGAACGACATATACGCCGCAGGGAAGCGAAACAAAGCGAAGCTGAACAACGATAAGGAAGGCCGCGCTATGTTCATTGCGGAGGTAATCGAATACCTTAAAATCCGAGCACAACAAAAGGCAATTGCTGAAGGCTTTGTGTTCGAAGAGCATCCGACTAAGAAGAGTGAATTCGATTATGCCTTCTTCACGTTGCTAGCGAAGCCTCTCGACGCGATTGAGGCATTTTATATTGATTGGGAGGTGGCATAGTAGATGGAACGCGAACTGATTGGACGAAATCTGTCCGTCCAGGATGATAAAGGAGATCCAATTCAAACAATAAAGGAAATTGAGGTTACCCTCAAACCGGAGACTTTGGACATCGTGCGAGCTCGCCGAATGTCAAAAACAAAGCAAATTGTCGGGTACGAAATCCCGGTGAAGCTGGTCATGTCGAAACTTGAATCTCGTCTTCGGTACCGTCTGTTGGAACAATTCAAGGCAGGAAAAACAATGTTTCTTGATCGAATTACTGGTTCCTTGGAGGACATGCAAACGGGGAATACAGAACGTGTACTGATCACTGGCATCCATGTTCACGACGACATGGATATCATAACGGCAAAAATTGACGAAAACAAAGGCATCGACATTACTCTGTCCGGAACAGCGACAGATTTCGATTTCGTCGAAAAGTTCCCAGAATATATGGCATAGGAGGGCGGGTTACCGTCCTCTTTTTTACGTAACTATAACTAATTATTTGGAGGGTTAAATAATGAGCGATAAACTACAGAAATATCTCGAAAAAGGTAAGAATGTACACAAAGGTGAATTTATCAATGTTCCAGCCGACGGGGAGGAATGGTCTGTCCGCCGTCTGACTACAATTGATGTTCGCCGGTCGTATGAACTGGCCTATGACCAAAACGGAGATCCAAAGGGCACATACAACGAAATTGATGTCATGATCGTAAAGGCGACGGAGCATGATTTTGACTGGAATGATCTCGAATTGCTTAAGGCGTTCAATTGCACAGAAAAATTCGAACTACCGCCGCGCTTGCTCGATAATCCAGACGATTATGCAGCACTAAGTAAAGCGGTCCGTAACTTTCAGGATACCAAGGATGCACTGTTGAAAGAAGCAAAAAACTCATCCGGCAAGACGGAGAAGCAAGCTGGGTAGCATCTTTTTGGATTAATCAGAAGCGGCTGCCGGCTGAAGTCTTGCCTTATGACGTAGACAAGGAACGACAATATTATTTCTGCCTTGCGGCCAGCATGATCGCAGAGCAGGAAAGGGAGAAGCAAAGAAAATAGAGCGGGAAGGGGGTGGATATTATAGCTACAGCACGGGTTACAGTACCGTTCGAGGCACGGGATCTTATTTCTGGCGCTGTGCGGAACATGCGAAGCGTGATTCAGGGAGCAACGGGAGATCTGTTGGATTTCCGTAGAATATCAGGGAATATGTTCGATGATTTTGTGTCGGGTGGTCGTCGTGCACGGGAGACTGCAGAAGATCTGGGCAGGCGGGTCAATGATGTCCGGGACGAAACGCGCCGTCTCGGCAACACGCACGTAGATGATCTGTTCCGCAGAGCACGCCGCGGTGCCGATGATCTTAGGTCAGCAGTCAAGCATGCGGACGGCGAGATTAAGGGCATAAGTGATGCTCGTGTCCATTTACGTGCACGGGATGAAGTTAGTCCTGTACTCGACAATATAGCATCTAAAGTAGGAGCAATCACAGCCGCTGCGGGTACTTTGTTACTTGGTAGTGGTTTGAATGATGCGATGTTCGGCGGTGTGATGGATTATCATACCGCTGCAGCACGCAGTGCACCCTTCCTGTCACCGGATCTTCGCGTTCAGGGATTGAGCTCGGTGGATGAACTCTACAAGAAAGGGCTGATTGCGTCTCGTACCGAAGGAGCCAACCAGTTGGCCGCCGCGGCTCCATTGGTGAAAGACAAGACTCAAGTAAGCGACTTTGTTACTCAATCTGCAAAAATGCAGACAATCACGCCTGATGCCAGCTCAGAAGAAATTCACCGAGCTTTGGCTCAATCGGCAGACACATTCAAGGAAAGCTACGCGCAGGTTAGTGATAGCATGATGTATGCTTACCAGAAAGTTGGCGACCGTCAGCAGGATCTTTATGATACCTTCTGGGAGTATTCGGGTTACTTCAAAAATACCGGGGCATCATCTGCTCAAATGTCGAATTTCCTCGTTCGTAGTGTTGAAGACGGAAGCTTCAACTTCGATAAGCCGGCGGACTTTTTCAAGGAAGTTTTCGGAGTCAAATCATTGGACGGCGGCGACATGACCAAGTATTTTGAGCAGCGAGGGGCAGGCAAGGAGGAAGCTGAACGTCAGGCAGAAGCGTTTACCGGAGATATTAACTCTGGAAACGAGCAGCGTATGAAAGGGGCACTCACGGCCCTTCTTGCGGATTTGGCAAGCCAATCAACGAATGACTTAAAACAATCTCTTGTCATGTTGGGCAGTGCAACGGCAGAGGACAATGGTATTGCCGCTATAAGAAACTTCGGAACCGCGTTTGAAAAAGCACCTAGTGGCATTGCGGGAACCACTGACAGAATGGTTCAGGCTCAGATGGCAGCGAACCCTATGCAAGATATGATCGAAACTAGGCGGCAGATGGATCTTCAAATGCAAGAGATCGGTGCGAATATTTCTACAGCCGCGCTTCCGATGCTAAAAGAATTTAATTCGTTGCTTACTGAAAACAAGGATGCAATTCAGAGTTTTGGTACGGGAATAGCGGACTTCGTATCGGGGATTACCAACGTATATAAGGATCATTTTAATTTGATCAATG